TTGATGCCTTTGAGCCGGACGGGTTTGAGCAGTCCGGTTTTGAGGTATTTGCGGTAGGTGTTGACGTCGTCTGGATCGAGCCCGAGCAGGTCCATGACGTCGCGGCGTTTGAGGATTTGTTTGCGCATGAGCGAGTTGAGGGTTGAGGGTTGAGAGTTGAGGGATTGGAGATTGGAAATTTGAGATTTCAGTAGCTGCCGAGGGGTTGGCATTCTAGGTGGGCGGCGTTGACGTAGCTGGCGCCGGCGAGGGCGAGATAACGGGCACAGTCGATGGGGTCTTTGACGGCGCCGTGTTTGCCGTCTTGGCCGGTGTAGGTCATGAAGGCGAAGATGGTGTTCTTGCACCGGCGGGAGATGTAGAAGTGGGGCTGGTTCTGGCTGTCGATGGGCTTGTTGCGGTCGAAGCTGATCCAGTGCTTGAGCAGTTCGACGCCTTCTTCGATCTGGTCGCCAGGGGCGGCCATGAAGGCTATGCCGAGGTCGGCGCATTCTTCGATGAGGGTGGTGGGCGCCTCGCGGGCGACGGTGGCGCTGTTGCCGTATCTCGAGTCCATGAGCCGCTCGAAGACGCTAATCGGCTCACCGGGAGGACCGGCGATCTCGCGGCCGTGCTCGAGCTCGATGGCGTCGATCTCGGCTTTGTAATCGAGCAGACCGAAGCCGGCGGATTTCTGCGCGGGACCGGGTTTGCCGTCCATTTTCTTGCCGTCGGGCTCGGCCCACGCACCGGGATAGCCCCAGCCGGGGATGTAGCGATCTTCGCGGGGCCACTCGTCGTAGATGAAGCAGCGGCCGGCTTCATCGAATCGCGCCCAAAGCATGAACCAATTCCGCCCGGAGCACGGGTCGACGACGTGGTAATTCGTCCCCTGCTTGGGCACGCGGTCAGGATCGACGACGTGGACTTTCTCGTCGAACTTGACGAACTTGTTGCCGACGGACTTGGTGGGGATGCCGTAGGCTCGCTCGAGTTTGAAGTCGCGGGACTCGAGCTTGATCTTGTCGGCCATTTCTTCGTAGCCGCCGAAGGGGTTGTCGATGGTGTGGAAGTAGATGATGCGGGCGCGGAGGCGGGCGGGCTCTTGGATAATGGGCACGCGCTCGTAGCCGCTGATGACTTTCTCGCCGTTTTCCTCGCGGTGGAGCGGCAGGAGTAGGGCTTCGCGGTCTTCGAGCGTCATAGCGCCGTTGAGGTATTCGGCGACGGTGGGCGTGTAGCCGTCGACGGGCGTGAAGGTGGTGAGCATCCAACCTTTGCGCGTGACCAAGCGCATGCGGGCCGTGGTGAGGAATCGCAGGGGGACAAGTTCGTCGAACCAAATCCCATTACACTCCCCGCCCTCTATGGTGTCGTCGGCCTGGCTGTAGTTGCGGAACCAGATTTGGGAGCCGTTGGGGAGGACGAAGGAGTTTTCGGCGAAGCCGGTTTTCTGTCCGTAGCTGATGTTGGTGATTTTGGATTTGCGCAGGGAGCGCAGTTCGGGGGGCATGAAGTGCCAGAAGATCGGCTGCATCATCTCGATCGACGTGGCCGAGGTGGTGGAGAAGGCCCAGAACCGGCCGTTCGGCTTGGCCAGCATGTCGCGCAGCATACGCTTGCCGGCATAAGTGGACTTGCCGGAGCGGTTGCCGCCGAGGATGAGGAGTTCGCGGAATTCCTCGAGCAAGGTGTCGGCGCGGTGCCACATGGCGGGCTCCCAGCCGTAACGCATGGGATCTTCGCGTTCGTTGGCGATCTGCTCTTCGCGGATGCGGTGGAAGTCGGTGAGCTGCTCGGGCGTGAGGCGGCGCGTGCCGTCGTCGAAACGGACGAGGACGTTGCCGGCGGGGTCGCGGCCGAGGATGGTCGGGGCTTTGTGGATTTTGTGCTCGGTGAAAATCATGAAAGTTGGCAGTCGTCAGGAGTCAGTTGGCAGCTTCCATTCTTTCGGGAGGTCGAGGTCGAGGCCGTTGCCGTCCATGGGGTTGCCGATGAGGCGGACGTCGGGTTGCCAATAGAAACGGAAGTGGCCGCCAGGACAGCGGACGCCGAATTCGCAGTTGTGGTCGGTGCCGTAGGTAATCATGACTTTGGCGGTCCCCTCGCCGTGCTCGGTGATGACGGGCCAGGGTGGGCGGAGTTCGAGGATCATGGGAGAGTTGGCAGTCGTCAGTTGGCAGTGGTCAGGGGCCAGGCTCGGAGGTGGCCGTAGTCGCGGGGTTCGCTGACGCTGGCGGATTGGCCGCAGATGTCGCAGGTGCCGGCGTGGAAGGTGGCGACGTGGCCTTCGGGCCAGCCGCGGCCGTGCTTGCGGCCGCATTCGTGGCATATCCAGTCGGGATATGGTGGGCGGTCCGCTGGGCCAGCGGACCCTACCGGGGTGGAAACGGCCGGAGGATCGGACCAGCGGATCGCGGCGTAGTTCGCGGCGTATCGCTGCGGGTCGACGGGTCTTGGTTTGCTGCCTTTGCCGGCCATAATTACCACGGGTTCTCCCCTGCCCCGGCTTCGGGTTCGGGGAGGAGCTCTTTTTGGGGTTCTTTGATTTTGATGAAGCCGCCGATGAATTTGACGTCGGTTTTTGTCACGCGTTTCCAGGCGGTGAGTTTGTATTCGGCTTGGGTGCCGTCGGGTAAGGTGAGCAACGCGGTGCCGCTGAAGTCGGGATGGTTGCCGTCTTTTTTGAATTTGTTCGGGAATAGGGTCCAGGTGTCGGGTTTTGGGATGTAGGTGCTCATAGAGATTTGAAATTTAAGATTGGAGATTTGAGAGGGATTGGGTGCGGTCCGCTGGGCCAGCGGACCCTACCGGGGGCTGGAGCTCGCCGGTGAGGAGGCGGACGGCGTTGATGTATTCGCGGCGGTGCAGGGTGCTGCGGCCGTTGAATATTTTGGTCCACATGGACGGATGGACGTCGGTGACGGCGGATAGGTCGCGGATGTGCGTGCCGGTGAGCTGGGACGCGGCTTTCAAGGCGGGGCCGACGGCGTCGCAAAATTCGCGCTGGCGCATGTCGAGGGCATCAAGGGCGGCGTAGTAGCGTTCGGCGACTTGGCCGGCTTCGTCGAGGAGGCCGTGGAGGATGGTGGTTTTGGTGGGTGTCATAGGGATTGGAGATTTGAAATTGGAGATTTGCCTAAGGGCTGTCTTCGGCTGAGAGGGCGGCGGGTCCGGAGGCCCCGCCCTACCCCGGTTATTCGAGGTGTTCGATTTGGTCGAAGAGTTGGAGGACGTCGTCTAGGGCGCGGACCATGCCGGATTGGACGACGCACATGCGTTCGTAGACGTCGGCGCGTTTGGGGTCGTCCGCGGTGCGGAGGTCGGCGGCGTAGCGTTGGTTGTGACTGTAGCGTTCGATGGCGCGGGCGCGGAGTTGTTGGATTCCTTCGCGGGCGAGGCTGGCTTGTTTGCAAAGGCGTTCGTTGTGCTCGCGCTCTACTTGCCAGCGTCTTGCCCAGGTCTCGCTGGTGTTGAGCTGGGCGTTGATTCTTTCGATCTTTTCTTGGTGGCTCATGGCTAGTTCCCGTCGGGGTCGTTGAAGTTTTTGGGTTGGTAGGTTTGGCGTTCGGCTTTGTTGTTGCTGTAGAGCTTTTCGGTGCTGCTGCGGAATTGGGTGATCTCGGCGTCGAAGTGCATTTCGATTCGGCCGACGGGGCCGTTTCTTTGCTTCGCTAGGATTAGGACGGCTTTGCCTTTGTCTTCTTCTTTATGACTTACTCGTTCGGGGCGGTGCAAAAGCGCGACGACGTCGGCGTCTTGTTCGATGCTGCCGCTTTCGCGGAGGTGGCTGAGCTTGGGTTCGGCTCTTTCTTCGGCGTCGCGGTTGAGTTGGCTCAGGGCGATGACGGGGACGCCTAGTTCTTTGGCGGTGGCTTTGAGGCCGGAGCTGATTTCGTCGATCTCTAGGCGGCGGTCTTGGGCGGCGCGTTTGGTGGAGCCTTTCATTAACTGGAGGTAGTCGATGATGAGGAGTTTGACGCCGTGTTTGGCGACGGCGCGTCTCGCTCGGGCGCGGAAGGCGGCGATGCTCAAGGCGGGGGTCTCGTCGAGATACAGGGGGGCGTCGACGATCTCGCCTACTTTGCGGCCGAGCTTGGCCATCTCATCCTTTGACATAAAGCCGTCGCGGACGCGTTGGAGTTTGACGCCGGATTGGGTGCAGAGGACGCGTTCCATTAATTCTTCGCCGGTCATTTCTAGGCTGAACAAGGCGGTGGGGACTTTGTCGGTGAGGCAGGCGTGCTCGGCGATATTTGTGGCGAAGGCGGATTTGCCCATGCTGGGACGGGCGGCGATGATGATGAGCTGGCCCGCCTTGAGGCCGCCGGTCATGCGGTCCAAGTCGCTGAAGCCGGTCGCTATGCCGATGGGTTTGCCGCGTTTTTTGTGGGCGAGTTCGATGCGGGTGGCGGCGGCGTCGACGGCGTCGGCACAATGGACGAGGCCGGATTGCTTGGTCTCGAGGCGGAGGTCGAGGAGCATTTTTTCGCTGGCGTCGAGGATGTCGTCGGTGGGGCGTTGGAAGTTGCGGCTCTCGAGGACGAGCTCGAGGCCGATGCGGTGGATCTCGCGGCGGCGCCAGTAGTCGCGGAGTTGGTCGGCCCAATGGGTGAGATTCCCGGCGATGCGGGTGTATTCGCTGGTGATGTAGCCGGGGCCGCCTTCGATCTTGGCGAGCTCGCCGGATTGGCGCCACGCCTCGGTGTAGGTGAGGAGGTCGAGGGGTTGGCGTTTGTGGGCGATGTCTTTGAGGAGGAGCCAGGCGGTTTTATTGACCGGGGCGAAGAACCAGTCGTCCTGGACGAGTTCGAGGGCGGCGTCGAGGGTGGGCTGGCCGCCGTTGAGGACGGAGCTGATGAGGGAGGCTTCGGCTTCGTGGGACCAGAGGGGGATTTGGGTGTTGTCAGGGGTCATGGTGGAAGAAGGGAAAGTTGGCAGTTGGCAGTTGGCGGTTGGCGGGGATTGGAGATTGGAGATTGGAGATTTCAGACAGGGCGGTTGCGGCGGCGGGCGGTGCGTTGGAGTTTGCGGAGGCGGAGGCGTTTGACGCGGGCGCGGCCGTGGAAGTTGGTGGCTTGCGTGCCGGGGGTGGTGCGGCGGCCGCGCATGGTGGTGTGGCGCCACTTGCGGAAGGTGGTGGTGGTGAGACCGATCTTCTGCTTGTAGTGCCGGAGGGGTGAGCTGGTGTGTTTCATTGGAGGTCGGGGTCGAGGGCTTCGCTGCGGGCGTCGATGGCTCTTTGGGTTAGTGGGGCGCAGAGTTTGAGGGCTTCTTCGAGCTTCTTGATGCGCTTCGCGGCTTTGTCATAGAGCTCGGCGAGTTGGATGCTCGTCGGTGCGGTGGGGAAATCGGGGGGAAATTTCCGGTAGGGTGTGAAGCTGGCGCGGCCGACGGTGTAGGTGTGGCTTTGGGTTTTCATGACATGAGGAGGGCGAGGCCGAGGGCGGTGTAGATGGCGAGCGCGGCCAACAGGAGAAGGCCGGTGCGGAGTTGGGTGCGGGTTTTGTTTGTCATAGGGGGGTTGCTCCTGCCTGTTTCATGAGGTGTGAACATGCACGTCCCGTCCGCGGATCTCCCGCGGCACCATGGGTCAGGGGCAAAGTGTTCATGGGAAGCGGGGGCCGTCGTCGTCGAAGATCGTCGCGAGGATGATGGCGAGGAGGCCGAAGAGCAGGATGTAGGCGAGGACGGGGGCGATCATGCGGCCTCCTTTTCGGCGAGCTGTATGGCGGACAGGATCTCGGCGCGGAGGCTGTCGGGGACTTGGGA